ACTCGGTCCCTCGAAACGCATCCCGCAACGTGGTCTTCAAGAAGTTCTGGCTGCCCGCCCCTGGCCGGTCATAACCAAACGCCTCCAGCTTCGACCCCGTCTTAGCCTTCAGGTATTGGATTGTCCCGCCATAGAGCCGTTGCACATCGAGGTCCGTCTTCTTCCCATCCGCGTCGAACGTAGCCGCCTGCCGAATCACGCTCTTGGCCGAATCCTCGTCTCCCGTCTCATTGGTCTCCACCAGGGTGCGCGTCGAGAACACCTTCTGCGCCAGCATCTCGAACCGCTTCCACTCCCCAGTGTCCTGCCAATCGAAGGCGCTCGATGCCAGCAACGAAAACCCGCGCACCTGGCCCATCGCAATCGGGCAAAACGCCGGAAACAAGTTCCGCGCCGGGATGTCCTGGTATTGGTCGGGCATTTCCCCGTCCACCCGGTAAGCGATCGCCCGCGACAAATCGTCCACGATCACCCCGTCAATAATCCTCGCCTCGAACTCGATGGCACCCTCGCCCACCGGATACGGCCGTGCATCATCAATCAGCACCCCATCAATGCTCAAGCTGGCCCCCGCATACCGCACCGTCACGGTCGCCTCGTAGCTCGGGAACTTCCCTACGCGATGCGCCGGGATGGTTTGGATCAGCGGATACCCGTCCGGGGTCTCAGTCAGCAGCGTGAAGAATTCCCCCTCGACCAGCGGCGCGACGACCAACGCCTGCAGGTAGGAATCGTAATCGTACGGCCAGCCGGCCACGTCCATGATCTTGTGCCAGTCTCCCAGCATCCGTTCCGCCTGCTGCCCCCAGGCCTTGTTCCGGCCCGTGTACTGGGGAATGAACGTCGAAACCGCCAGATTTGCCTGCTCCAGCACCATCCCCATCAGCGCCGGGAAACGCCAAAAGATCGTCTTCCCCAACGACATCAGCGTGCGCCTGCCCAGGGACGACACGACCCGATGAATATCGTAATCCACCGGGTCCACATAACCCCGGTCCGAGGTCTGGGTGGCAGCCTCGATCAGCGTGTTTGCCGACCCGTAACCCAGGGACAGCCCGCGCCGATCAATGATCTTGTAAGGAGGAGTTGCCATAGCTCACACCCTTTGAGGCCGGGACATGATGTCCGAGAAGCACGCCCTGGTGCTCGTGACGGCCGTCACCTGGTCAATCGGGTAAGTGGTCGGGTCCAGCAGGTTGAGCGCCTTCAGGAGCTGCTTGATCCGTGCCTGCGCTGAAAGCTCCACCTCGCTCCCGCTCCTCGCCTCGCCCGCCTGAGCCATGACGGTAGCCTTCCCGGCCGCCAGGTCTTCCTGCGCGGCAACCAGTTCCTCTTCCAGCTCCTGCTGATTCCACCCGACGAAATAGTTGATCGCCATTACCCCCCCCCAGTGGTCAACCCCTTATTCCCTCCTTCCCCTCGTTCCTTCCATCGTAGCAGCCGACGGCAGTCGGCTCTAACTTCCTAAATAGGCGGGTTCTGGTTTAATCCGCCCAATTACCTCGTAGCAGCCGACGGCAGTCGGCTCTAACTTCCTGGACTAGCTAGGGCGGCGTGCTCCTTCGTATCCTGCGAGTCCTCACGGAACTCACCATCTGCCTGCGCAGAGCCTAAGGTTTTGAAATAGGCCACGCCGCCCCAAAATTCAGCATTTCTGCTTTCTGCATTCTGCTTTCCGATTTCTCCCCCTACCCTGCCATTGACTCCTCGCTCCATTCAGGGCCGCAAGGCCTGGTTGTTCTGTTGGGCGCGCGGCGCCGGTCCACTTTTCCCGGCGCCGCCCTTTCCCTTTCCCCTACACCTTCACAACCTGCCGGCTCTCCACCGCCGTCAGATCCGGCTCGATATAAAACGACTCTTCCTGCGTGATCTTCAGCCCGCGCCGCTTCAACAAGTTCGCGACCCGCTCCTCGTTTTTCACCTTCCGGCACATCGCCAGAATCCCTTCCTTATCCACCTCCTCCTTCGTTCGGATAAACGCGCGGCCCCAGCCGGAAGCCCGGAACAGCGCCAGGCATTTGTCCCAGTTGAACGCCCGCGAGAACAACGCGACCTTGGGCGTCCCGCTGCGGAATCCCATCGTGCCGCTCGTCAGCCGCAAGGACTTGCAATCCTTCGGAAATATATCCGGCGTCGCTTCCGCCCACGCCCGTAGCGCATCCGTCCGTTCCTTCAGGACCTCCGCGCATTCCGCCAGCTCCGCCTCGAATTTGTCATTGATCCCCAGGATCATCCCGTCCCGCTCAGCCGACAGCGTCCGTTGTTCATTCGCCGCGAGCGCCAGCTCGGTCATAGTCGCCTCCGCTTCCTCGCGCGACTTGATCATCGGCAGCGCCACTTTGATTCTCATTGGTTTCATCGTTTCCCTTCACGTTTCACGTTTCACGTTTCACGCCTCACGTCAGCCAGCCGCTCATAAAACTCCACGATCGGCTTCAGCCTGGCCCTCACCGCCTCGCACCGGTCCGGCGACCAAAACTCACCCGGCCGGGCCTTGAGCCAATGCTCCAGGTCATCCGCCGCCTTGAGCCCGAACTGCACCACCGGACCATCCCCCTCCAGCGCGTTGCTCTCCCCCTGCGAGAGCCGGATCTGCTGCCTCAGCCCGGCCACCGGCAGATGCTCGCTCTCCGCCTTTGCCAGCCACTCGGTCTGTTCCTGCGGCTTCAGCGCTGCCACTTCGGCGTGCTTCGACCACCCCAGAGTGTCCCGACGTCGGGACAATTCAACCGCCCCGGAAACCCACGCGTGGTTCCGCAGCGTCCCGTAATCGATCCCGTTGGCCTCGGCGAACTCCTTGAGCGCGCCATACTTGCGCTCCCCGAAGGCCGCCCAATCCCCCAACCACCACTTCATCACCTGGTCCACCCGCAACAGCCGACGACCCACCGCCGCCCAGCCATCCAGGTCCAGCCCCTCCGGCAGCTCCAGTCCCAGCGGCGAAAACTGCGCCTGCTGCGACGCCAGCTCCCGTTCCAGTGCCTGCAACTCGTTTCCAGTATTCATCATCAGATTTCGAACATCACACCTTCCTCGGGCGCCGATTGCTCAGCTTGAACTTCCGCGCCACTTCTTCCCGCCTCATGTATTGCGAAGGCGGCGTACCCAGATAACCGCAGATGTACCGGCATTGCTTGCTGACGGTCGCCTTCCGGACGCCCCAGGTCCGTGCGTAATCCGTCATGCTCACCCCGCCCGCGAAGCCATCGCCCGTGGCCAGGAGGTAGCAGCCCAGCGTGAATTTGCTGTTCCGCGCGTTGTAGATCAGCAGCACCAGCCGCCGGTAATAATCCGTGTGCTTTCGGAAGCTTTTATGTTCGGGGCTGTCCAAATTTCCTGACCCTTCCACCCCAGAGGCCTCGACGTTTCCTCGGCAAATCGGGCAGACCGCGTCCACCGTGTGCTTGCAACTCGGACACATCGCCTCGAGCATGTGATCCGCCGGATGGTCGCACGCTGAAGCCATCGGCAGATCCGCCACGTCGTGCAATGCGCTCATCGTTTATTTTCTCCGTAGCAGCCGACGGCAGTCGGCTCTAACTATCGGGTTACTGGTTACTGCTTTCGGCTTGTTCATCGTAGCCGCCGACGTCAGTCGGCTCTAACGTCCACCGCCTCAATCCGTGCCGCTTCTGGCGCGGTGATCCGCTCCATCGCCGGGTCCGGGACCAGGTCAGACAGGATTGCCCCGAGCGTGTTCATGTTCGCCAGGTCTCGGGCATGGTCATTCCGGCTCTCCTTCCAAAAGACCCGCGTCTCGCCTGTGCGCGCCACATAGTCGGTCTTGCGCACGCGCGCCGCCATTTGCTGGGCATACTCCGATTCCATCTCTGGCTCGGTGGAGTTCAGCGGCTCTTCCCAGCTACCGTTGTCAATCATCTCCTGAACCTTTTGGTTCAGTTGCGCCTTAGAAAACGCAATCAGCGGGCAATACTTGCGCCCTCCCATCGCCCCACCGCTCCCGGGATCACCCCACGAAAGCGGCGCATAGCTCTTCTGCACATACCGCTTCCTGATTCGGTGCGTGAACGAGTAAGCCTTGTCCCCGCGCACCGCGATCCATCCGTATTTCAGACACGCCGCATACACGCCATGATCGCCCTTGGGCAGGAAGTTGGAATCGATAAACACATGGTTGGCCTCAACCTTGAATTTGAGCCGCAGTTCCTCCAGCGCCGCAAACCCATACGCCTTTCCAAACCCCAGCTTCCGGCTCTTCTCCAGTGACCAGGCCCGGGCCATCCACCAGAACATGTCTTCCTCCTGCCGATCAATCGAAAGGAACCGTCCCTTCTCCTCTGGCCAGTCCGAATGAATCTCATACGCCGACCGACGAAAATGCAGGCCACCCTTGAGTAGGCTCTCCAGGTCCCGAAACATCGCGCGCCGCTTCTGGAAGAACTGCAACTTCGGTTTCAGGTCGCCACGCTTCTCCGCGTTGCACGCATCCAGCCACAACTCAACCAACTCGTCCCACGGAAAATCAATTACCGTCTCCCAGTGAAATGAATCCTTCTTCCGCTCGACCAAATCCTCTTGGCGATCGGCGATTGGCAGTTGGCTGTCTGCCACCTGCGGATCTCCTTCGGCCTTCGGATTTCGGTCTTCGGATTTCGCTATCCGGTAGCGACCCGTCCGGTTCCATTCCCCCTTCGTCCTGGGATTGTCCAGGTGCGGATGCCGGCAGTGCGGACACTCAAAGTGCGTCGATGGCACACATTTCGGGATGTTCCAGTCCCCATTCGGCAGTTGGTAGCGGTTCCAGGTAATCCCCCAAAAGCTGCCGTCCAACCGCTGTCCCGAGAAGATCGGATCAAAGTATTTCCCACACTCGGGGTTGAGGCACTGCACTTCCCACTCATGGATCAGCCCTTTATGGTAGGCCCGATACCAGTCGCTTTCCTCCATCGGCACACCGTCCATCGGCCCGGCTTGCGAGACCCGCAAAACCTTCGAAGTCTGCATCTTCAGGTAATCGCCAATGCGCCCTTCGGCCTCGCCCATCTTCCCCTGCGACCACATCCAAACCTCCTCCTCGCGCAGATACCGGATGCCCTTCCCCTGCAGGTTGCCCAAGGCCGGACCGCGCAAATACCACGTGTGCCCATTCGAGAACAGGATCTCGTCATTCCGCAACTCGTGCGCATCGGTCGGGAACAGCGCGGCCACCGGCTTACACCGCGCGAATATCTTTTGAATCCGTTCCTGCCCGTGATCCTTGGCGGCCTGCTCTGTCTGAAAGACGTCCATGTAGGGGCCCGGATCAACCACCAGCGTCCAGGGACAGAACACGTCGCCGATCAGCGACCCGCCACCCCGCACCGGCTTGAGCACATTGGTCTCGCGCTTGTGATCATTCTGCAACGAGGTGAATACCCCAATGAAGTGACGCGACTCCACGCACGTGAAGAATCCCGTCTTGGTAATGGGCGGCTCCAGCCACACATGGTCGCGCGCCCACTCCGGGATCGGCCGCCGATCGCGCGGCACAAAGATGCTATGCCACGTTTGCTTTACAATCGAGGTTCCACTCCGTTTCCAGCGACTGCATGAAGTCCATCAGTTCATCGCACAGCCGCTTGCCATAGATCCGCGCCTGTGGAACATCGAGCCCGGCCACGGCGGTCGGGTATTCGTTCACCAGCCGCTGCTCCAGGATGGCCACCGCCGGGGTCAGGCAGCGCCGAAGGCTCTCCTGCACCTTCGACTTTTTGACCAGCTTCCCTTCCGTCAAATCATTGGCCACGCGCAGCTTCCGGATCTCCTCCATCAGCTTTTCATCCCGTAAAGAACGCCCCGACTTTTCTTTCAGCGCCGTCTCGACATCGAGGAGCCGGTAGAATTTCGTCTTCCCCACCACGCGCGTCGGCGTGAGCCCCGCCACGGCCTTGTCGATCGTCCGCCGGTCCTTCCCCGTTTCCTTCGAGAGCGCGTTAACCGAATAATCGGGCAGCAGCGTCGTTCCCGTCGGCTGCCGCGGCTTTCCCCCGTCCGCCTCCGCCTGCAATCGAGAACCCGCTGCCGCCTTCGATCGCGGTCTCGTTTTCGGCTTCGTTTGCGAACCCGTTGCCGGCTTCGCTTGCGACGTCGTGTTGGTCTTCGCTTGCGAAGTGGTGTGCGGCTCCAGTTGCGAAGTAGTGTTGGGCTTCCGTTGTGGGGGAGACTTACTTTTTGACCCTTTCATACTGATACCCTGCGCAGTTTGGTAACCTGTTACTGTGCGAAAGGTAGTAGATTCCTTATGACCCCGGCCTATGGATCGGATGGTAATACGCTGTGTGGAGCGTGGTGGTGCGCTGTGTGTAGCGTGCTGGTGCGCTTATCAACGGAGCATAAACTGAATCTCGGCTTTGCACGATGCAAGTGTGCTCCTTTACATCGGCCGTGCAAAGTTAGATATTTCGCTTGCTGTGTATCAAGGTGGGTGCCATCGCGATCAACGACATGAACCGGGTCTGGCAGGTTTGACTCGAATCAAAGCCAGTTCATTCCTCACCGACACGTTCAACCATGCCGCCGGGCGTGCGTTCAACCGGTGTTCGCGTTGCAGCATTTCAACGTGCCCGATCAGCTCTTCCAGCCTGGCAGGTATCCGGTCAATCGCCTCGAACCAGATCATAGCACAACGTTCTTTTCGCTCGTTTTCACCGATGAGTCTGAACAGCCTTCCTTCCGCACGTTGCCTGGCCTCATTTCGAACCTGTTCCGTTTCCTCCCGGTAGCCTCGATCGATTAGTCGATTCGATTGTACAGAAACATACCTCGATCGATTATCCGGTTCGACGCGCGCGGGTGTTCCCTCCTGGGGAACTCGCGCAGTTCCCTGTGGGGGAACTTTCAGCGTCGCAGTTCCCTGTGGGGGAACCGGTTCAGCCCGCATACCATCCTCGACAGCGGCCCACAGCCTGCCAACTGGCCACTTTGACTCGACTTGGTTCCCTGCTGGGGAACTCAATATGCCCATAGCACTGCTGCGCACAGCCCCCGGCTCGACTCGACTATTACCGCGCTGGCGCTCGACAAAGTCAACACGCAACATCTCATTTAACGTGGGATCAGGCGGAATCAATTCCGACTGATCCGGCGTTGTCTCTTCCAACCAACGCTCCAATTTCACCAGCTCACTCGCCTCACTTACGCGCAGTGGCACCCGCCACCCAATGGTCGGCAGAAGCGCAAACCACAACCATCCGCGATCCAGCGACCCAGACTCAACGACCGACTGCCGATGCAGCCATGACAACTCCTCGGAAACCTTCGACTTTCTCAAACCGCACAATTGGCAGAACACCTGTTGCTCGTTAACGAGCATACGAAACTCAGATGCACTGTCAGCCCTCAATGACCTGATCAGCGAATACTCGATCACCGTCAGCACCAAAAGCCGTTGGGGCTCCGTGAAGTCGTGATGTCTGACGCCCTTGAAGTATTCCAGTGCGGGGCGAAACATAGTGGCTTGGCTCATGGTGGTTTCGGTTTGGTGGCTTGACCACCTATCGCTTGCCCCTATTATTAGGCATGTTCTTGGCTCTGGGGCTATTCCTGGTGACTCGTGCGTGGGGCAAGCTCATTGACGTGTAGCTTGCCCCTTCTCGTATACCGATCGCACGCGGTCACGAATGCACCCCATAAAACCGTCCCACTGCCTGCGCCAGCGTCTCGATAATGTCGTTCTGGTGTAAGCGGGCCTTAGCGTCGGAATAGGTCTTAAATGGTAACACTTTATTGGGGTCCGGAGTCCACCCTCCTACATCACCAGCGTACCGGTATTTGGACGCCACCTTGCATGTCGCGTTGCTGATCGGCGGCCTGGTTAGGACAAAACCGATGCCATTCGCGTCCACCGTAGCTGCCGGGATTTTGGGCGGGTGTGCCGCATGATGGTTCACCCTCATGTTGGCGATCGAGAACAGATCATACAGCGGTTTGAGCGCCGCCATGGCTCGACCCGCGTGCGCGGTCATATCCGCACCCGGCCAATCGGCGAGCATAGCCTCCAATCCGCCCAAATCCGCCGCGGCATCTCGCAGTGCCCACCTTATGTCCATTTCCATGGGGGTTTTATTACCGTGCCTCACCCATGCCTCGATCTTCTCGATCGCTCGCACTGCGTAATTGCACTGCGATACCTTGCCGTCCTCCGGGGAGACCAGGTCCTGCAGCGCCCGGATGAACGTCACTGCGCGCTGCGCTGCCTCCAGCACGCGTTCCCAGTCGCGATGCACCGCGGGCGCCTGCACGGCCACGCCACGCCCCTGCTGCACCGCCGCCTTCACCTGTGCCGCCGTCGGCTTCAGCGTTGTAGAACCTGGTCCGGCATGGTTCTGGAACTGCTGCACCGCCGCCTTTACCTGTGCCGCCGTCGGCTGCTTACCGATGCCAGCGATCGCCTTGGCCTTGCTCCACGCCTCGACCGCCTGATCCTGTGGCAGCGCCGCGAGCGGTCTAACCTGGCTTTCCTTGGTCGGCAGGATGTCCAGATCGGCTTGGCGCGCACTCGCCGGGGCTGGCGAGAGTGGTAACCCCGGCGAGGATGCCAAAGCGGTGCCCGTATCAGATGGCAAAATCGGATTTCGGATTTCGGATTGCGGATCCTCGGCCGCTGCGTCCGGCTCCGCATCCCGCAGCGCCTTGAGCACCGAGGAGGACCGTCGCTGCATCAGCGCCCAGGCCGTGCTCCGATCCCAGCGCCGCTCGCAGTATTCCTTCCAGGTCGCGAACTGCTCCCGATACAGCCGGCGCGACCGTATCTCCTCCAGGTATTCACCGATCTCCTGGAAGATCGCCCCCGCCGTCTGGAATCCATCTTGGATCTTCAGCTCATAAGTGCCGAAGTCCTTCTCGTCCTTTTCCGACAGCAACGTGGCCGCCGCCGGTACCACCCCACGCGCCGCCGGCAAGGTTGATACCACGCCAGCCTCGACGCTGGACTTCGTTCTAGGGAAATATGGTGTTTGCAGTTTATTCATAGAATTTCAAGTTTGGGCAATTGGTTGAAATGCGGCGTATGGCATCATCAGTCGGGCGTGCTCGGCACAGTAGGACAGGTCGCAGTCGCTTCGGATATGCGTTGCACGCTTGCCGCAGTCATCCGATCCCTTGAGTTCCGTGATCCACTGACATCTCCGACCCGAACCAGCCGCTGCCGGATGGTGCGCTGTTTCCGGGCACCACCATAACAAGCAAAGTTTGTTGATTGCTCTCAGGCAGGCGTCCCGGAGCCGTTGCGCTGTCGGAGTCCATCCGATCCCGCCGATATCCCACCACGGCGTCAGACGCATCACCCACTCCCGCTGGTGCATTGGATCATCCAGCCATGACGCCGCTGGGAAGCTGAATACCACGCCTTGGAGCCGATTTTCTACGATGACCTGGCCGGCCTTGAGCTTCGCGGTTGTGGGCATGTCTCGCACAGATTTGTCAGTCACCCGCGCCGCGCTATTGGGCGACTTTGGAGTATTGTTGTCGGCCCTCATGCCTGACCTTTTTTATTCGGTGTTATGATATCGATCCACTTGGCCTCCGCTTCCGGATATGTGGCGTATGGCCCGTGTCTCCGCACGCGCCGTGCCTGTGCGTTAGCCTGGTCGTTGGTACCCATCCCGGATGCCACTCGGCTTTCGGATTCCAGCGCTCCATTGCGCCACGATTTCGCCCGTTCTATGGCGAGTCCTGACAGGGCACCGTTCGGAAATCGTTTCTGACACTCGCGCCATTGCAGCGCCCAATGGCGCATGACGATCCGCACGGGTGAGATGTACGATCCGGGCGTCCCTCTTGAAATCGTAGCGTTCATATCGTCGGCGTCTTAGATGGTTGCAACTCAGCCACGATCTCCCTCACGATCGGCGCCAGGAACTCCTTGAAAGCTCGCCTGGTCTGCTCACTCAATCGCTCCTGGAGGAAAACTTTCGGAGGCTCGGCTGCCAATGTGTCGGACACCACGTAAGCCAACAGGCTCGACTTCACAATCTTCCGGCCTGGACCCGGACCGACACCCGTGACACTGACCTTCCCGCCTTTTACCCAGCGCATAATTTGCCGGCGCGACTTCGACGCCATCGCCGCGGCTTCGGCGTAGGAGATATACTCCCTGCCGTTCACCGTTGGCGTTGAAGTGGCCGGGCTCATTTCAGCGTATCAGGATTCCAGCTTTGCGCCGGTGGGTAAAACATCCGGCGCAGCGTCTATGATCGCTGCGCCGGTGTCCGGGCGCATTGCCCCCTCCGACGGTTCCGGTTTCGTCGAAATAGCCTGGAGGTGCTCCAGAAAATCAATTTCCTCCTGCCGCTCCTTCCGAGTCTTAGAACCCTTAGCGCTCATATTGAACGTTTGCCTTAGCGACTTCGCGACTTCGTTGTTAACTATCCCGGGTCGCTGTGCATCTTTCGAGTCGGAAGCACCCCCTCATATACTCCAGCCATGCCACGGCCGTGTGCCCGCCCAGGAGCGAGGCCGGAGCGATTGTCTTAGTCCTGAGCTTCGATCCGTTATCAAGCAGGACGATCACTTCCGTGCCCACCTGGTGGACCGCGTTCCAGGCGTCCACCTTCCTTTGCTCTCGTTTTGGATCTGGTGCCTTCATGCCTCCTCCTAGATATATGCCTCCAGCCCGCCAATCTTGTTCCGGAGAATTCTCGCCAGCGTCTCCTGGCTCTTACTCTCCGCAACGGCCAATTCCTCGCGCGCCCGTTTCAATCGCTCCTGCACGCTCTCAGGATCCAGACCGGGAATCCTCAGACGACTAGCCGGACCTGACGCCGCTGCCGGTGGTTCCACCGTCGCCGTCGCCGTGGGCTTGGGAAATGATTTCGTGCGGACATACTGATCAGGACCTGACCTGATCAACCACTTCTTGTCGTTGGTCCACCGGTACAGCGCTCCATAGACCTGTTTGATGTTGTCCGCCACGCCGGCTGCCTGCGCCAGGTCCTGCGTGCTGAACGGCTCCCGCAGACCCGCGGCGATGGAAACCAGTTCCCGTGCCGCCTGGAGGTGCTTCCCCCGGCCAGGGCCTCTAGTTTTTCTGGCCACGGCCGGCTTGTGCCGCTCCGGAGCGCACCGGGTGACTGGTTTTGGCAGACTCACGTCGGGTTGGCTGGTGGGGGCCCCAACCTGTATGGTGGGCGCAGAAACCTCGCTCGCCGGCTCCAATTCTGTCAGCGCCTCGATCGCCGTGTTCAGCTTGGCAATCCGCCCCCGCAGATCCTCGATCGTCAGTGCGATGCAGGATTTCACGCGGCCACCCCATTTTGCGTTGCGATATTCGGCTCTCGGCTTTTCGCGCCAGCGGCCTGGTGCTCCTCAACCAGTTTCCGCATCACGGAAATCCGGTCAGCCTTGATCCACGCCTCATCGAGCAACTTCCAGATTCCCCACAGATCTGCATCAACCTTGATCAGGGTATCCAATTCATGCCGCAGGCTCAGAATCTCCTCGGCCAGTTCCCCCATTTGTTTACCTGACAGCGCCCTTGTCCAACAGCCTGCCAATTTCAGCGTTTCAGCATTTTCCGGTGGTGACGTGTTCATGTTCGTAGTCGTCTTTCGTGTAGTTCGTGGTTTATCTGTGACCGTCCCGCAGCCAGGTCAAAGCCAGCACGACCAGCGTGACCAGCAGACCTAGCCCAAATTCTGTCAGCGAAGAAACGCCCACGGTCAAAAGCATCTCGTTCATGCGATTCATTTCTGCATCCAGCGGCCAGCCGCCTTCCTAGGTAAGAACGGCCAACCGCGAGAAATTCTTAGGCGGGTTGCTTTACCGGCTTTTCCTTGCCCTTCACTTCGTTCAGGAGTTCGGCAATGTAGCTCGACACAGTTACGCGACTGCCGCGCTTCTGGGCTAGCTCATCGGCGCGTTTCCTGGCGAGGTTGGCCGCGCTTTCAGGAATAGAGATGCTTAGTTTTTCAACTTTCATGTGCCTACTATTGCCTACTTGGTAATACTTGTAAAGACTCTGAGCTATACTTTGTTGGTATGGAAAACCAGTTTAGCCATGCCTATGAAGTATGGCTCAAAGGCTTGCACACTTGGTAGCATTTGGTATTGTAAGACCATGAAGCGACAATTCCGCAGTGGCACTGTTGAGAAGATCGTCAAGACCAGCATCAGCCTTCCTCACATCCTGATCGCCTTTGCCCAGGAGAAATGCGCCAGTGAAGGATTCCCGACGCTCTCAGCCTACATTACCCATCTAATCCGCACAGATCGCGGTCGCGATGAGGAAAAGCGGCTCCTTTTGGCAGAATCGTCCAACTCCCATTACTCCTCGCACCAACCCCATCTCAACGAAGCGCGCGAAACCCCCGGCGCCGCGGCCCCGCCACCCACGAAGAAAAAGCGAGCCGCA